GAGTTCTCCTTCTTTGCATAATATCGTCCTTATTAACAGGCATACGGTATTTACTGTATCTTTTAGAGATAATACTACTATCGGGCTACTACATCTTCTAATCAAAATCTAATCTTGTAACTTGCTTGAAATCCATCAACTTTGTTGTCTTTGACATTCAGTTGGAAAGACACTCCTTTATTGTACCCAAAATTCCTTTGTACTTCAATTGGAACGTACCATTCATTAGACACCCTTCCTATCCCAGTCCCCACTTCCCACTTGTGCTTCTTTTCGTAGTCTTTGAAGATTGGTGTGAGGTCTAGTGTTTGATCGACACGCGCAGTAGTGGAAGTAGTAGAGGATGAAGGAGAAGAAGGTGTGTCTTTTAATGTTTCTTTAATGTACTCATCTTTGACTGGTATCTGGATATCAGTACCATTTATGACTGCATGATAGCGGTTATTTAGAATCAAATCTGGATCAGACGTATTGGTTTTATTTGATGCTGTTATTTTAGTAGTCAAAGAGGGTGAAGTATAAGAATCTGTAGTTGTAGTTGTTTTTGTTGTTCCTTCTTTATACCCTTTATCATATCCATAATGGTAAATCATTGTTGTTGTTCCAATAAAGAAAATCATCAGAATAATAACAATAAGGATATTTCTTTTATTTACATCATTAAAATCAATCACTTTAGAATCACCTATTTTCATTCTCAATACTGTAATAAAGGATCTAGACCTTCGGTGTGTCACATTGAAAGTTCTAATAGCTTACACACATAGTGATTCACATGCTATACCTAGTGTAGGAAACATATATCTCTTATTTCATAGAGTTCCAAGTTACAGAAACAAGAGATACATGTATATAATATAGATTCCCTCAGTCTCCCCATAGCGTGCCACAATTAACCACTTTGTATATATGTGCCACAATTAGGTTCTCTTTAGGGCGTTCCTAAACTAGAGTTGTCTTTTATATGAAACTTTCTCCGCTGTGTTTAGATCCTTTAACATTGCCAGTTTTACCTTGCTATAGTTCTCTCTTCCAACAGGTCTAGGGTTTGTCTGATTCAGTTCTGGAATATAGAAGATACCTCTGTCTGGGTCATCCCATTGTTCAAGTAACTCATCCAGTTGTTCGTCCATCCCTGTTTGATAATCTCTATCCATAGAATTAGCAAAGAACTCCACAGCCATAGTGACAGCATCCAGTCTATCATCATGAGCAAGTGCCCCTCTTTCATTGGTGAGTCGTGTCATTTGATAGATTAAAGAATAATTAGGGCTAGATTCATACGTCTTATAATCAGCAGTGATTACACCTTTATTGACAATGAGCTTGTGTCTCATCATAACAGGTTCAAGAGTGTCTATAATACGTTGTTCCTTCTGCGCCTTACTTCTGATTTCTTCCAAAGCACATGGATAGATTCTGGTAAAGATAGGAGCAAGAAGTTTGCCAAACATCCCATCACCAAAGTTAGATTCATAGACAACTGTGTTGACCTTCCAGAACTTAGCTTTGTTAGCCAGTGTTTCCAGTGTGTTATCACTGTAACCAGAGGTATAACCGCCACTTTCCATCAAGAACAAATAGCCATTAAGGTATTTGATGACTGCATATGCCGTTTCATCCTTACCACGCCCCGATGGGTCAATAGCCATGACTGTCCCTGTGTATTCAGATGTTTCAGGAGACTGTAAAAGAGGGGAATAGAAGTAGTCACCCTTAAGAGCAACAGACGCAATATCTCGCCACCTCTTTGTAGGGTCAGCAGTCCAAGACCACTTTAGACTTGCTTCATTCATGTCCAAATCTGCTACAATCAAGTCCTGTACTTTAAGTGGATATTTTTCTTGATCTGACAAGTTAGTATTGAGCATGAACTGTAAAGCAAACCCAGCTTTGCCATAAGACAACTCTCGCTCTGCAATGTCCTGTGCATTGAATCTTTTAGGATCCGTAGGTTCTCCTTTGTGTGCTTCCCAGTTATCAAGGATAAACGGAGCAAGGGTGTCTCCGTAATCTTCGAGCTGTTTCTTGTCCTCTGGATAACGTACTGTCCAGATACGACAGTGATACCCGCGTTTCTGTAGTTCCGTATAAAGAGACATTTCATTCTGAGGTGTACCCAGATAGATGATTTGTCCCCCAGGTTTAATAACAGAATCAAATTCTTTTACTGCTTCACCTAGCTTATCACGTTGTGTCTGTGTACCAGAGTTACCTGGAACTTCTACGTCATCTGCAATCAGAAGGTCTGCACGAGAACCAGTAATCTGCCCAGTGATACCTACAGACTTTACAGACGGAGAAATATCTGGGATAGCTAAACCTACGTCAAATAGATTCTGGGTGTTTCTCTGCCCTTCCTTCGTTTTTAATTCAGCAAGGAAAGGAAGCAGCATAATGATACGCCGGACAAAGACAGCGTTCGCATCCGCTCTATCTTTAGATGCAGACACAATCAGCACTTTAATCTGCGGTTCATTCCAAAGTTTCCATACGGCGTATGCACATGTCAGATAGGATTTAGCGACACCACGGAATCCTTCTATAATGAATCGTTTACTGGGATATGTCATAAGGTGTTTAGCAATATCATACTGAATTGGTGTTGGTTCTGGTAAGCCCAAATCATGCCAGAGCATATAGACAAACACCCTAAAATCCGCTTTAGCTTTTTGAATCTGGGTGTTTGTCCAACATGCTCCTGTAAAATCAGTTAAGTCGATCAATATCTACACCGTCTTTCACATCATCAAAAATTGGGATGTGCTGACGCTCAATCTGCTGCTGTATGTCTGCAACACCCTTAGTGCGAGGGGAGACAATCAAATCATTGTCTTTCAAGAATTTTCTTACACGGTCAAGGAAACGTGGGTCTTTCCGCATTTCTGGATCAGCAAGACCTTCACGAATCGCTTGTACTTCACCCTGTGCAATTTCATCCAAAAATGCTGGATCAATTTCAAACATCTTCATCACCCCATCCATCATATTTATCAAGATCATTTGCTCTAATCGTAGACAGCACCTTGTCTGCATAATCAGGATCAGTTGCATAAATCGGTGCAAGAGTGCGTACAAAGTCTTCTACAGACCAAGTACTTTCCCATGCTTCTACAACTTCAGCATATTTGTAGTCTTCAGTAATAAGGATACACCAGTCTCTAATAGCTTCATCCAGTGTTTCATAAGACTGGAATTTGTCATAGATAGTTACATAGTGTCCATTTTCATATTCAGTAGTCTGCTGCCGTACATAATTGCCCCAGCCATTCCATTTACGTCCAAAGTAGTTATACTGTCCAATGCAGTACCTACCCCAACCACTTTCAAGAATAGCCTGTGCAATACATACAGACGCAGGAAGATTATATTCTGCACAAACAGAACCAGCAGTATCTCCAATCATTTCAATAAATTCATCTGGGGTCATATGGGAATCTCCTTTCATTTTCTTTCTTTACTTCATCAGGCACTCCATCTTTATCTGCATCATAAAGCCACCTACTAAGCAAAGTTATAGTGGCTGTCATTCCAATCACGACAATAATGAACTGTCTAAATTCTGGGATATTAGGGTGTCCTGTCATAATCCATTCATATGCTGTCATTGTCAAATAAATAAAAAGACAAAGAATTAAAAAATTGACATTGAACTTAATCAATGTCATGGATTCTTTGTCTCGTCTCTTTGGTTTGAATGTAGACAACACTTTGATTAGTTTTGATTTAAGTTGTCCCACATATCCTCCATACGTGCAATACGATCATTGTTAATACGATGTGCCATTTCCATAGCTGTCATCCTAGCATCTAATGCACGCCTGTCTGCTGCACTCATTTCTACTTCTCTTTTCAGCTCAGATAAAACCTTAGTGTTCATGTCAATCGTCTTCTGAATAGGGCGGATTACAAGATAATTGAACCCACTACTCACCAGTGTTGCAATGGTCAGAACAGAAACGATACTGTCTAAGAAGTTCATGCTTCCCTCACATACAAAAAAAAAACAGCACTTATCTAGTGCTGTGCAAAATCATAATAATTTGAGCAATACAAGAAGTATAACTCCTATAGGAGAAACAACGAAAGAGAGAAATACAAAAACAATCATACATGCTCCTGCATATGATATTCCTTCTTTTTCTTCTACAATAGCAGCAGCAATTAAGAAAGCAATAACAGCTAATGTTGCAATCATATTTATCCCTTCTTTCTGCCTATAGTATAACATGTTTAATATAAATATAATAGGGGTGCCAAAAGACACCCCCACCATATTTAACTTACCGACTAACTTATTACTAAGTAGTAGGTGTAGTTGTACCTGTAGGTGCTGAAGGATTAGGAACGATAAAAGCCGGAACAGGAGCTGGGCGAAGTCTCTGAACGAGATCTGCCGTCTGTGCTGTCTGACCATTCAGGATATTCGCTGCCATGAGCTGACGATCTCTTTCTTCCAGTTTAGCCTTCAGTTCTGCCATCTGATATGCAGAGAACATTGCTCTGGTCTTCTCTCCATCCTCTTTGATAGCTTCTACGATACTGCAAGTGTTTCTATACCCTTCAGTGCGTACTGCATCAATGTTTCTGTTCGTCTCACAGCAGCACATCTGAGATGCCTGCTGATTCTGAGCGAGCTGCTGCATAAGACCAAAGTTGCCCTGCATGACAGTCTTCTCCAGACCATTGATACCATTCGTGAGAGCATAGGTGCTATTAGCCTGTCCATAGGTCAGACCACGCATCTGAGACATTTCATTAGAGTAATCAAACCCTCTCTGAATGTCTGCCTGAGTTGCAGCGTTCCCTTTGTTACCAAAGAGATTACCACCACCACCGAGTAATACGAATAAAACGACTACCCACAACCATTCACTACCACCGAAACCTGCCCCTGTCTTCTCATTCAGATTGAATACAGGCTGCACACCACTCATACCGTTCTCCATAGAATCACCATTCCTTTCGTAAAATAATATGAGAACTGTATATATCAACTCCGCCGTACGCTCAGAGCTGAATACCAAACATAGCAAATTTCTGCTTTATATCAGCAATAAGAGGAGCAAGCTGTGTCTGAGGAATACCCTGTGTAGAAATCATGTTCATAACAATCTGCTGTCTTTCAGCTGATGTCTTCCCCTGCATCATAGCCATTGCTCTCTGGAAACGTGGATCACTACCTATCAATGACATAAGAGCTGTTTCGATGTTAGCGTTCATTATGATTAGTCTCCTTTGCTTTTAGCAATCAATGTATCTACTTTTTCTTCAAGTGTCTTTAACCTTTCATTCAAACTTTCTTCCTGCCCTTTTGCTTTATCGTATACTTCAATGACTGGAAGACCGCTGAGATCAATGTATTTCACATAGACCTTATTTTCTTTTTTAGAAATAAAGAAAGTGAGAGAGCCACAAGGGTCTACTCTAGCTCTTCTCACTTCATCTACACTATTTACTTCACCACCATAGCTGTTGATAGCGGGTGGTGCTGGTGGATAATCAAACATGATAATCACCTTTCCTTTTAATAAAATAACCGTGGGGAATTGACTAGACATGTCACAAAATTCGACTTCTTGTTCTATAGAAATCGAGGAACTGTGCGTCGTGGCATATTGATATAGACGTATCAGCGGATTCTTCTATACCTATATACACAATATATCGGATTTGTTATGTTCATGACTTGTGCGTCATAGGCACCCAGACTATAGGTTGGAGCATCCAAAAGGTTACATAAGCCCCATTCGTTTGGAGCAACTGTGGCATTTCCGGCATTAACAATTGCATAGCCAGCAATATTGACATTGTTAGCGTTACGCATAAATATAACGGTTCTTGCTGGTAATTCATTTTGAGTAATTCTATGCTTCGCTTCACCACTTGTCTCTACGCCATTGACGGTATACGTTGTTTTTCCTGCCGTGAACACATAATTATCAGTTCTCATTATACCCAAATCGCTGAAATTATGAGTTTCTGAGTAGGTTCCGGCAGATACTGTAGTGTAGCCACCCGGTAGCTGTTCCCAAGTTCCGTAATTCATAAATTCTGGCTTCACGCTAGACGTTGTTTCATATATTGTACCAACTGGGTAAAACATATCTATAACCGAGGGCAGCTGTGTGAGATCCCACTTCTTTGCATTTTCTTCACTCTGTTTTGCAGCTTTTGCACTGTTTGCTGCATTGGTTTCACTCATTTTCGCATTGGTAGCACTAATTTTCGCATCAGCTGCACTGTTCGCTGCATTAGTTGCAGAAGAAGTAGATGCAGACGCACTATTAGCACTTGCACTCGCACTCTGTTTAGAAGCATTTGCGCTGTTCGCTGCATTAGTTGCAGAGGATGCACTAGCCGTTGCACTCTGTTTAGAAGCACTCGCAGAAGCAGCAGAGTTACTTTCAGAAGTCTTAGCTTCTTCTGCCCAAGTCTTAGATGACTTATTGCCCGAGACTCCATCTGGACTAGAAGAAGACATAGCCCACTTCTTAGAGAGTTCTGCACTATTACTAGCATCATTTGCTTTAGTAGTTGCAGTATCTTTCAGCGTAGTCATTGTACTCACATAAGCATTGCCAGTATCAGTAATACGTTTATTCTGTGTTGCCCCTGTGTTTTTAAGCTGATTTAAGAGACTGTCCTGATTAGCTTTAATGTATCTAAGAGTTACAACATCTCCATCCTCAATAGGATCAAGAGCATTGATAATTCTTTTATACTGTCCATCCCAGCAATTAGGGTTATCATACGCAGTAGACATCCCAGAATCAAAGACTCTATCGCCTGTTTCTTCCGCAAGATGCAAGAGCTGTACTTCCTGTAAAGACAAGTCTGCACTTCTAAGTACAGAAGCATCCTGCCATTCTACCAGCGGAGCAGTAGTTGTCTCACGGTAAATCTTAACAGAATGCCCAAGGGGAATACCTTTCACAAGCCGTACCTGTTTATCTTCCACCGTATAATCCACACCAATAGTAAGTTCTGTAATATTGGTATAGATGTCTTCTACCTTTACAAACTTCTTCCGTAAATAATCAAAAGGGAATGCATAGACAAGCTGACTAGCATTCCCTTCATAAATTACAGAAGCCTTTCTTTCTTTAGCCAAAGTTAAGCTCCTTTACTATTTAACATTCATGATTGAAGAAATATCAGAATTTGCATTGCGATCGTTCCCAGAAGCAGTACCAATCTTATAGCGGTTCTTTCGTTCACGTTGCTTCTTCTCCTTATTCATCTCTTTCCGTTTCTTTACACCGCTTGCATCTCTAATTTCAGATGCAAGAAGTGTCACGCCCCAGAATCCATTAAATGGCACAACCTTCAGAATATTTGCCATGTCTTCCTGCGACATTCCATCACCAACTGTAGAATTGTAGATACTATCCCCAAACCCCATGATTGGATTGATAGTAGAAGAGACAGCTGGCATCTGATCTACTGCACGCCCTGCAATAGAACCTGCTTTCATATCTTTCCCTGTCCCTGAGGTCTTAGAAGAGTTGTCTACTGTAGTACGCATCATAGGCGTGCCAGTCAGAATCTCATAGATATCTGAACCAAAGGAAGGGATAGAGCCAGTGATAGCCCCACGAGAGAAAGCAGCCCATGCAAGTCTACCCGGTGTTAGCTGTTTAGCAATGTACGCTTTTCTTCCTTCTGGATCGTTAGGGTATTTCACCAATGCTCTAAGATATACCAACCCCATATAAGACATACAGTTCGTTCCCATTGAAGCCAGTGCAGCCAGTGCATCATCCATCTGACGAGAAGACAACGCTCTGAGTGTCTGGTCATTAACGGCACGAAGAGAATAATCTTTGAACTGAAACAACAGCTTAGTAAACCAGTTCTTTTCCTTCAAGAGAGGAGTATTCCCGATAGACATCTGCTGAATGCCACGTCTGCTGTAGTTTTCAAGCAGATTTCTAAATTCAAAGAAAGTCTGATGATCTTCTTTTCTCCATTTGTCAAAGACATCTGGATCAAATTTGCCACTATCAAGATATTTTTTGATATAGGATTTCAGTTTGTCTACATCCTGTACATGAGCTGCATCCAATAAATATTTGCTGAATGGGTCACGAGTACTGGAAATCTTCTCTCCTCTAGCCCATTTGATAGCGTCAATGAAGCCACTTTCCCTAGTTTGTCTAATCATCCAGTCTGTTAATTTAGGAAGCTGATTCAGCGTGGATGTAATATTGGAGAATATCTTCATTGTCTCCTGTGCCTTATCAAGTCTCTTTCCCCAGACACTAGAATAACCAAGGGCGTCTCTAAAAGACCGTGCTTCATAATCAGAGTTCCTATCCCAGAATCTAGTATTCAGTTCTCTTCCATACAATCTTACCTGTGCTTCTTTTGCAAAATCTTCCAATTCTTTTTCAGATGCAGAGAGCATGGCACGTCTCATCTGTCTAAGGATTGGAATGGACTTATACAGAACACGAGTTCCTGCATATGCCATTGCAGAACCAAATTCACCAAGCTGTGCCATGAACATCTGTCCACCAACGTCTGCATAGGATTTAATTCTGAAAAGCTCAGAGAAAGCATCCCAGAGAGTTTTAGGCTTTGTGTCTACATGTGTAGAGAGCAATCGAGACATCCCTTCTGTCAAGGTGTCTTTCTGTTCCTTTGCGGCTGCCTTAGTAATCTTACCTGCTTTAACACCTAATTCAAGCTGTTTTGCTACGTCATCAAGAACACCAGTTTGTCTCCAATTCCCGATAGAATCAAAGACAGCCACTTCACCACAGACACGATCAATGTAGGAATTGATGATTCTGTCTGTATTCACATCACGAAGATGAGAATCAAATGAGAAATCAAGTGTTGTACCTGCTTTGTTTGCAATAGGCATATGTACTGTAGTATCCATAGGCAGGCGAGATTTCAAGAACTGGGGAATACTTACACCATATTTACCGCCAGAGAAACATGTCTCACTAGCGTTCTGGTCAATAACACCCCTCGCCCAAGCCTTACATCTTTTATCAATTTCTTCCTCTACCATAGCCTTAGTGACCTTTTCAAGCTGCGGTTCTTCTGGAAAACCAGAAGTATCCATCTCCTTCTGCTTTCCTACTGTCTTTTGATAACCAGCATCTTTAAGAGCCTTTCCTTGCTTTGAGCGTTTGTTTGTCTCTCTAAATTCTGGTTCAGGAACACGCCCACCAAACATTTTGTCTTCCCATTCTTTGTGAGCTTTGAGGTATCGTCTTTTTGCATCTGCTTCCATCTGCTTTCTGACAACATCCCTCTTACAAGCCATCTGAGCATATTCATACATCTTTTTCATGCATGTCTCAGTGTCTCCATCCATAAAGTCCACAAGACGTGTCAGCATCTCATTGTCTACTTTACGAGTAAATTCAAGATCAAGCGGTTTCCAGTCTTTATCAATATAACTACCGTAACTACCACCACCATGAAACTGAGAATCTTCCTGCATCATGGTGAGACACCCTTCTCTGATCTTCTTGATTGTTTCTGCTGCTTTGATGACCTCTGGCTCCCAAATCATTTCATTCGGAGACAACCCAGCTTTGTTTCCTGCATACTGAGCATTAAAGCACTGCTGCACCTGTCTATCAAATTCCAGTCTATACTGCCCCTGAAATTTATAGAATTTATTTTTCTGCAACCAAGCATTTCTAGCATCATAATAATCATTGAGCATTGGTTTTACCCGTTGCTGTAAATATTGTTTGATACGTTCACCGACAACAGGATTAGCTCGTGCTGCAATTCTTCCTCGTGTTGGTTCAAAGAGAAAATCATTCAAGCTGCGGACTGCAAGAAGTCTTGAATGTCCAAGTACGCCATAGATTGTCTTAAACAGTCCATCTGCTTCAAGGCGTTTCCCAAGCCGTGTAGGGAACCAGTGAGGTAATGAACGCTGCATCCAGTCATCCACTTCTTTCTGCTCGTTATCCCACACCATTTCAGCATGGAAGTTGACAGGGCTATCTTTATCAAAAGCAGTGTCGTAAATGTACGCTGTCCCATCTGGGGATACCTTGATAGGGGTGTCTCTATACTTCTGTTCATACGCAGAAGCCTTTACCCACTTCAAGAGCGTTGCATCTTTTGGCTTTTTAGTCTTAATGCCACGTAACGCATAGATATTTGCTCTTGCAAGACTGAGAACTCTACGTACTGTATAGTTGTGTAAATCCCAGTTCTTATCTTCCAAAAGGTCATAGATACTGGTTCTGCTATTTACATTTACTTTCTTATCTCTAAGAATCTCCTTGTAAGCAGAACCAATAACATCTCGTAACCCTGTTGTCTGTGTATGCATATCTCTAACCACATCAGCAAGGGCACGTTTAGACGCTACTCTGTCTCCGATGATGACATACTGTCCTGTTCCTGGCACCGTGAATGCTGTTTGTCTTTTTGTGATCTTAATCCCATGTTTTGTTGCAAAAGCAGTTGCCTGATTACTAGACAGAACAAAGCAATTTTTCCCTACATCATTCAGTCCCATCTCTTTCATTTCTTTTACTTTGAGCTTCAAACGGCGTCTCATTGTATCAATAGGTTTCGCTGCCTTCGCTTTAACGCCAGAGGACGGCATTGTCTCTTCTGTCACTTTGCCAGTCAGTTTCAGATTGTCTTTCTTTACCTTATTCTCTTTTGCTTCTTTACCAGACAACTTCACATCTTCCAGTTCCGTAGATTCACTGATCTGTTTCAGTTCAGTATTGACACGCTTCTTTAAGGTGTCTGTCGATTGCATACCAAAAGCCCCAGTAAGCATGTTGTCTTCACTACGGTTCAAGTGCCCATATACTTTCTGAAGAGTTTTAGATTTAGGTAATACTCCCTTAACAGTACGCATCGCATCAAACGCATTGCCAAGGATTGCTGCCTGTACCATGTACTGTGCATAGTTTGCTTCAAATCCCCCATATTTGTTAGATAACGCTCTGTCTAGCCCCATCATAGAAGCACCTGTAGCTGCATTAGCTGCCATTCGTGCTACCTTAGATTTAGCAAACATAGAGAGTTTGTCTGCATTAGTACCAAACATTCTTGCAAGCTGTCCTACCATAGTATCAGCAGTAACGCCACCAAGATACTTAGCGCCGATACCGCCTGCCACGGATTTGATGCCTTTTGCAATGAGCGCCCCCTCGCTAAGTCCTGTAGCCATGAGAGCAAGGTTCACTGGTTCAAGCATCCCACCAGCTAAAGAGCCTGCAATGCCAGCAATGTTATATCCCTGCATATGTTCATCCTGTGCAAGACGTACTGCCCGATCATAATCCTGTTTCTTCATTGCAGCCAACATAAACAGGTGATCTTGCGAATATGAATTAGTCAGTACAAAGTTCTGTGCCGTAGGGTCATTAGGCATCAGCTTCTTTACATAGTCAATTTCCTCATCACTGGGCGTATAAGGGGTACTAAACCCAGGTATAGACACACTCCCTCTGACATCTGGGTTAATCCATGACCAAAGGTAACGAAGAGAAGACGTGACACCACTATCAAGAATTGCATCATCAGCAGCATCCACAAATCTGGAAATGGGGTCACGTTCTTCCATAGGAGCAGGGGCATCTGGAATATATTCATGACCATACCTAGAATGTCCCTGTCTGTCTACAGGAATAGAGCCAACAGCAGTAATAGGAGAATACTCTTCACCAAGTTTAGCCTTTACTCCATCATAATATTTGTTATCTTCATTGTCCTTATCTGTAAAATAGTTTCCTGCATATAATGCATCTAAGTAAGAATCTATGTCATGTGCTTCCCCAATTCCATATGGAGCATATTTTGCAAGATAATGCCCCATATACTCTGCATACTCTTCTGGAGAATCAAATATCTTAAAGTATAGATTAGTCCCCTTCAATCTATTTTCTTCCCCATTAGGTTCTGTCTGAGTAACCCCACCATAGTTATTGTTTTCTTTTGCTAAGTCAGAAGTAAAATCTGATGATTCAAGACGCCACTGTGCATAGATATAGTGGGGATCAATGTTATTTGTGCCTAGGATTTCATTGGCAACTTGTGCTGCTCTCTCTGCTAATTCATAATAAGTCAATGTCACTTCTCCTTTCCACTGCTTTAATCTTCTGGCATATCCGTCGGATTATACTCAGATGTCATTTCTCCATCCACTTCATCCTCAGTAATCCAGTGATGTCTTTCTTCATACTGTCCCTGCTCTTCTGCTACAAGGTTATCCATTTCAGACACACCTGTATCTGGGTCTGGGGTAAGCAAGTCATTGACGTAAGCAGAAAATTCATCGGGTGAAAAGTATCTCTGCTCCTGTGTGCTGCTATTCATGAATCCAAGCACGTTTGTTGCTGGATCATAAACAATATGAACACTGTCTGTACCCCCCAAAGTGTCAATTAGGTGTGTGATCGCCTGACGTGCAGATCTTCCCTTATTCACATAGTCTTCCTGATCCACCCCTGTAAAGAAATCCTTCGGAACGATACAGTCTATTCCTCTTTCATGATAATCAAAATACTGTCCTCTAATCTGGTCAGCAGCCTGTTTCACTGCTTCGTCTCCATCCATACCATTGTAGATATAAACTTTTGCCAGATTTCTGATCTTTCCACGAAGGATAGGATTATTGACACCATAGACACCATTAAAGATAAGGGAACCATCTGCATTTGTCCCCATAGTCTCTATCTGCATTGCTGTGTTATCTGCATTAGACATAGCATCATTGAGGCGTGTCTCCATAATGTCTTTTGCGTCTGCATTATGCTCCTGCTGATACACATTCCCATAGAGCTGCATTGCTCTCTTTAACCCATCAAAGCCTTCCTCGGAATGATAGGAAATCCCATCTTCTACTTGTGACAAAGAAGACAACGCTGAAATATCTGACAGGGTACTAGCACTAAATACTGAACCAGCTAATGCAGGGTTTACATGGTAAATATCAAGAGCCGTCTGAATGTTTTGAAGTGCAGGGGTATTGTATGTTGCATTATCCCAATCAATATTCATTGCATCCATAAGAGAAGAGTTTACCGCAAAATTCAAACTATTCTTAAATGCTTTCATTTGCGGTGCTGTAAGAAGTTTTCCTTCCTGTCTGACATATTCATTCAGATCAATTTCTCCATTATCAAATGAAGTACGAATCCCTTGAAGGAGTGTCTGCCCAGCTCCAATTACTTCCTGTTCCGTCAATACTCTCCTAGACACACTGCCATCTGCATTCTGTACCATTTTCTGTAGCGGAGCTGTGATAGGAGAACCACCACCATAGGAATTGCCTTTACATAAAGCACTGAACCATTGAGAAATGTTCTGCTGTGTTGCACTGTCCAATACTACGGCAGCTGCCTTCCCTACTGCTCCAGAACGCCCAGAAGATCTTACTCTGCTCTGGTATTCAATCTCTCTCCGCTTATCTTCACGCATAGAGGTGAACATGCTCTTCTGTGCCATGACAGCAGCAATATGTGGATTGTCTTTCTTAATCTGCTCTACCTTTTTGTCAAACTCATCCAGAGAGGTACATTTCTGTAAACCATCAACAATATCTGTCATGTACTTTTCTCTAAGCGCACCGTCCATAGCAATTCCAGAACCATGGAAATCTTCATATGGCAAGAGTTCTTTCAGCTTCCATTCTTTTCCATTCACGTCTGTATAGACACTCGCTTCAAAGAGCTTGTCTAAATCCTTTCCCCCATTATTCGCAATACGTTCATCTACTGCTTTAGACAACATAGGAAGCATGGCGTAGAAAGAACCACCTGCATTTTCATAATCAGTGCATGCCTGTTTGAGTTCTTCCACCTGTGTCTCAATAGGGGTCTGAGACACATGTTCTGCACTTCCAATGTCTGACAGTTTAGCAGTAAATGAAGCAGAGCGAATCGCTTCTCTATTCTTCCCTGCTTCTGCCATCTGTCTATTGATATTATTCTGGGTGTATGTGTCCATGTTTTCATAGAACCCAAGAGCAAAGAACTTAGAATCTCCATTGTGCTGAAAACTGGAAATAGGTTTGATACTTCCCAGAGCAGATGCACTGTTAGGAGCAGAATCCCCTGTGACCTGTGCGTCTTCAGTAGCCTTTTCCCAGTCTTCCCCAATGTTATATTCACGTCTGTGTGCTTCTACAAAGTTCAGCCATCGTGCATTTTCTTCCCCTGCTGTCTGACATTCACCCTCTTTGGCTACAACATCCTGATCGTATCTGTTACGAATATCACGAATTGCATTTTCGCCACGATACTTATCTAGGGCAGCCATAGTATAGGGATTGTCTAACAACTCTTTGTGATTAGAGTTAGCAAGCATCTGCTGAGAAGAAGTTAGAATCTTTCCTGCATTGTTCGGATCATTCTTAATCACTTCTGCCATGAATTTGCCGTACTTTTCATCTCTAGCATCCTGTTGTGACATGTGACTAAGGATAGTGTCTCCCAGCACCCCAAGTGCTTTTGCAAGACTTGCTGCCTTAGATCCTGCACCTGCTGTCGTACTTCCAGAAGGAACAATAAGCTGCTTCTGGTATGTATCTCGTACCTGAGGTGCAAACTGTCTTTGTGTACCTACGGCATTTGCTACATTTGTTGCCATTACTTCTGTCCCCCTGTCTTACGATTTATTTTTACATTCTGATATGCATCATACGTCTGCATTCCTGTTGCCAGCAAAGACAGAATGTCTGCCTTCTTATTCGGTTTAGCAGCTTCCTTATAAGACGCCACTGTACGCTGTGTAGACTTCAATGTAGTCAGTTTGTTCAAATCAATCTCATTGCTCTTTCGTAAATAGTTGTCCTGAATAGAAGCTACATTTCTAGCAGTGTCTCCAACAGAACTTCGCATGATCTGGTCAGCAGTTCTCCCGCCACCCGCCATGTCTTCATTTACTGCTGCCTGTACCTGTGAATTGAGCTGTAATGCATTCTGCTGAGTTTTCATGATAGAAGTAACAGCTTCATCATATGCATCCTGTCTTTCCTGTTCATAGTTCACCAGACTGCCATTCATCTGATAAATAGCATCATTTGCCTGCGCCTGATACGCCTGTGCATTAGCTATGTTCTGCTGTCTGATCTGCAAGCCTTTCAAGCCTATCGTTGCTGCTGCCATTCCTGCGAATCCACACATTACTTACTTTCATCTCCTTTTAACTCAAAAACAGAAAAATCATCATCTAGCTTTTTCCATGTAGCACCAAGCCAATCCAGATATTCTACATGCGTTGTGTTCTTTGTCCAAACTACGTTTGTTAAGACACCATATGCTTTCAGAAGTCTAGGCAGTAATTGTTTTGAGAACCGCAAGAAACTAAGTTTGTGTCTAGCATACTCCGGTGTAAAGCAGAGCCAAATCACGCCTTTTCCTCTATATCTGTACAGACCGCCAATCCCAACTGCCTTGTCTTTGTATGTAATCTTGTAAACTGGATGTTCATAATGCACTACGAGATCAACAATGCACATATCATAAGAAGTACGGGTACTGCTCATCATGATTTCTTTCTTGTCTTCTCTGCGTAGTTCCTTACAAATATCCCAGATTTCTTTTGTTCCGATTGCTTTGATTTTCCAATCAGAATTACACTCTAGTAGCTCTCTTATAGTAAACACCTTCCCACCCTGCACCAATCAATGCTACAGGCATAGGAAGTTCTGTTTCTATACTGATAGAGCAATTAGAACTCAAAGACTGTACAGGGAACTTAAACTGTCCTGTCTCTAATGCTGTAAGTCCAATTTTGTTTCTACCAGAACCTAAAAGCCGTGCAGTCATTACATATTCATATGTTTCTTTGTCAAAACATTCAACAATAGCTTTGATATATCCGCAATTCTCATAGTTCACCCAAAAATTTCTAAGCTGTAATCTTCCTTCTGTGTACGCAGTGACACCATTGTCATCCTGTTTACGAATCATAACCTCAGAGAACTTTGCCTTGAATTTATACAATTCTCCTTCAATGAAACGCCTTCCTACCCAGTTTCCTTGCAACCAGACGTATCTTCCAGCTACCATTTCTTCTGGTGTCCATTTACGGAAAAAGCCTTTTCTGTCTACCAGTCCGTAAGACACACCTGCTTTCAGAGTGTCTCCATACATGGTTTTCATATCTACCTTAGTCCGTCCTTCAATATCATCATAAGCATCTGAAGGAATGGCGGGTAAAACAACCTTTCTATCCATAAAGACACGATATGGTTCATACTCTTCATAGTCCTTCGTGTTATAAGTAAAGGAGACACTTTCAAGAGTAATCATCCCTTGTCTATCAAACACAAGGTACAATGTAGAATTGATAAATCCACCACCAAGAATGCGGGCACCATTGAACTCCCAGTAAGACCAAGAGGACTGTAATCTGCTATTATCTACAAACAAATATTTGTAAATGTATACTTTTGATTCAGCACCAATAGTAAAGAACCCTAAAACATTCTCTGTATTGGAAGACACAATTTTATACACACCATTCGGAATGAAAGAAGGCACATGTGACGTTACATCCTGTGCATCTTTCAAATTGGTGGTGTCTTCAATCGTGAAATATTCTTTGATCGTAGTAAACTCTGCACGTTCTGTAGGAAAATAGACACGTCTTCCTGCCCCTACTGGGCGTACATACGGATTGCAAGTAAATTCTGTGACTTCTGTGATAGAGCAATTCTTAGGAGACAATACGCCATCAGCTCTAAGTAAGAACTGTGTGTCATTTGAGAAGAGAAGCAACTCTTCATCAAATGGAACAGCATGATAGAGAATAGACACACTGTTATGAGATACTGCTAAATCAATAGGATCTGTATCCTGCATGTCTACTACAGAAGCAAACCAGAAATTAAAGAAAGACGCAGACCTAGACAGGATGACATTCTCTCCTGAAATAAGCCCAAGCCTGTTTCTGTAAAAGAAAATATCATTGATAGTTGCCCCAACGAAAGAAGGTTCTGGGTTAGAATCCTCATCACCTACATCTCTATCATCCCAATCCAAAGGTTTAAGAGTGAAAGACATGTCTGCATTTCTTACCAGTCCCTGAGGCATGGTAGAAGAATCAAGAGTAGTAGGTGTTTCTGGTCTTGCACATTCTGTCCAGAGCTGTGTGTCTCCATCATATCTGACATAATAATCATCAGCTACATTCGTTGCCCCTTTTACCTGTACTGTAAATCCATCAGGAGCAGAACGTGGCAGATTGTTAAAGTTCTGTACAGCATGATAAATACCAAACATAGACATACCATTGTACCCATCTTTAATCTTAACGGTCTTAATGGTAGTCCCTGCTTTCTTTACATATAACCAGCTATCCCCAGTTTCTACTGTCCACCCATTGCTTTTTGCAGAAGTAGCAAGCTGTTCAGCAATCCAGTTTACGTCTACCTTCGTACTATCAGAAGCATTAGATCCATCTGGTGTCGTGTAAGTGGCAATCGTTACATCATTGATAATACAAGCATATGTTCTGCCATACTGCCCACTCTTAACATTAAAGAGTGCGCCCTGTGTGTCTTTCCATCTGCCAGAATCCCAGACTTTCCCTGTCATTGCTACTTTCTTTTTTGTATTAACAATAAAAGTATAGTCTGCAATGGTAATGCATTTAAGATACTTTCTGGGATCTACACCACTAAGGTATTGTGCAGATTTAGCATCAATGGTTACTTTGTATTCTTTGCCGTCTTCATCATAAATCTTACAGCTACCATTTCCATCAAAAATCATGATGTACTTTTCTTCTTCATCTCTCTTTACTACATGTACAAGAGGACGATAAGTAGAAGAGGGAGCAGCAAACAAATTCTTGATATGCACTGTCGGTGCCCTTTTTTGCAGACCACCTACTTCTGTGCTATATCCATTTATCTGTTCTTCAAGCTGTTCTGGTAAACGAAGAATAGCAGGCTGCTGACTGATACCAGACACAATGTTTTTGATTGTCTGACTGTATAAGTTTGTAGCCATTAGTTACCTCTTTCAAGAATTGTCTGTACACCAGTTACATTCAGCATATTGAAGTTATTAGAATCAAGTTCATATTCCATTAAAGCTGCCCATGCTTCCTGCTCATCTCTGAGAAGCTCTTCACCAAGGGAGCTGTCCCCTAAGTAGCGTGTCTGAAAAGTTGTAGCTGCCTTCGCTGTGATATAGCTTCGCATTGGATCTGGCATGTCTTCAAAATCCACAAGGAAAATAATTGTGCAATCAATACTATTGTTAAAAATATCTGTTTGTTCTTCCCAATCAAAAAGATAGTCCCCTTTCTTCGTGTACTTCTTATTATCTGTACCAACAACGTACAGGAGATTAGACAACCATCTAATTTTATGTGTCGTAGTATCTGGGTTCAATGTATAAGAATCAATCTTATTGAACGTCCATCCTTTACTCTGCACACGTCTATTTACGTTCCTAAGGATACGCAAGCAGTTAATGACATCTACATTTGTTGGATTCTCAATCGTGTTTACAGGAGATTCACCAATACTTGCAAGAATTTCATTGACTGCTTCAAGTTCTGTCAACGGAGTTAAAGTCATTGCTATTTATCCTTTCTAAACAAATCAAAATAAGGTATGGTGTCTCTTTAAGGACTTGAACCTTAAACCTTCTGAAGCTGTACAGACGCTCTAACCATTGAGCTAAAGAGACATGGTGGGAAGATATGCAGTTGCGTTGAGAGGAGGGTATCATGGCATTCATGATTTTATATGCATATCTTCCCTGTAAGAAAGGAGGAATCGAGAGGTGTGAGAATTGCACTCACAACAATAGGAAACCCGTAGATCAGTCCTGCCCCATGGTAAGACCTATACCAAGTTCCCCTTCCATATGTGCCTAGCCCTCTCATAAAGTGCCTGCCGTAGCAAGCACTAAATAGCCTAGTCCTTAGACATCGGCTGTTCGCTTCTTAGGTATTAGAGATAACACCCATATAAGCTGCTTCTGGACGAAGACCACCATGTCCCATAGCGTAAGATGCTACGAGCATATCTGCCTGATATTCAGCACGGCGCGCACGTTCGATAGCAAGGTCTTTCAGTTTGACAGTGCCTACTGCGGTACGATGTGCTGCAATAAATACAGTGTTGTCTACATAAGCAGCAGGGAATACATGTCCTTCACCCTGAATTACACCTTCATTGACTGCTGCACCACCACGAGTAAGGTGCGGTGTTTCAATGATGTCAAAGCCTGCTACACGAAGCCCCTTGCCTTCTGTGATGGTAGCTACTGCACCATAGTCACGATTGATTACAACCAGAGAAGCTACAAGAGCATTCACGCCAGTCGGTGTCATGAATATATAACGATCATCCGGAGGAACATAGTTTTCAGACATTTTGGTCTTAACATCAAGAATCATATCCACAAGTTTAAGCCCCATTTTCTGAGTAACACCAATGTCTTCTCCTGCGAGAGTACCTTTGATGATTTCACCTTTACCAAGACCAGTAATGTTCTCTTTGTTCGCAACAACCATCTTTGCAATTTCTGCAAGTACGGCACCGTCTGCTGCGTATGCAAGAGCTTCACCCATCTGACGAGAATATTCACCACGAACATCAAAGTGAGACAGTGCTTCATCCAGATCAGAAATAAGCTGAGAAGTAGTCAGAAGACCATCAATCTGAATGATTTTCTCTTCGCCAGGAATGTTTTCACGCAGGTCATCCAGAGACTTACCAGATTTCAGATAAGCGGCAGTAGCACGCCCAAACACTGGGAACTGTGCGGATTTACCACTCGCAATGGATCGAACAATATGGCGTCCATTAGTTACAGAAGCACGCTCAAATGCCGTGATGGTTTCTCCTGCAAATACTTTCAGATATCGGGCAAGAGTATCAGTACCACTCTGATTAAGCCCTGGCTGTGCAATCGTTACATCTGCCAAAATAAACTCTCCTTTACATGTAAAAATAGAAATAAATAAATATATGAAACAACAAAAAGACACACATCTGCTTAGATGTGTGTTTGAATATATTTTTTGCGATTTACATTTTGTATTTTTTACCAGCGTTTCTATAAAAATAATAAGCCAGTGTGTCTTTTCATTGTTGTCATAACAAAATTAACCAATAAAAGAGCTGTTCATGGTTTTGTCCTGTACTTCTTTAGTGTACGAAGGGTCACGAAGATACCGTGGATCAGACATTGCCTTCACCATTTCTCCTCTGTTAGCAAACCCCATGTTGCCAGCATTGTTGCCAGAGTTACTAGACCGACCAAGAATAGAACGACCAGTGTAGCCGTTAGCAGCGTGCATACGAGCCTTAAAGCCATCAAGAGCCAGTCTAATGCCAGCCATATCCCCTTTTTCAATAAGAGAATTAAAGCGTTCTGCACTTCCGTCATTCTGCTTGCTAATGAAGCTAGCAATCTTTTCATACTCTTCCTGTCCCCCTGCATGCTGATAGACATCTGCGATAAACTGCTGTGCTGTAGCTTCAAGACCAGTAATGTATGCATCAATAACAGACTTTGGATAACCTGCCTTTTCAAGCTGGTCATAGGACTTTTCAGACAATGCACCATCTGCATAATACTCATCAGCAAGGGCATCAAAATCAATCCCTTTTTTTCCTAATTCATCCTGCAGCGTCTGGTCTGCTTCCACTGCTTTAGACACACGAGTTTCAATAGGTTCTTCTTCACTCGTGGGCTTGTCTTCATTATCTTTGGTTTCTGTCTGCTCTTCTGTTTTCGGTACAGCTTCTTCTGCCTTTTCAGTTTCCTGTGCTTCTTCAGACGGATCTTTCGTCTCAATCTTTTCTGTACTTGTCGATCTGATTTCAACGTCTCTTCCCTGTAAAGCATCTTCTGCACCACCTGTCACTGCTCCTTCTGGATATAAAGATTCAGTATTTTCTCCCAATTTACTACATACCTCCCATCTGGTTATTCATGCCATCCATTGCTCCTTTTGCTAATTGAGGAGCTGCTTTCTCTGCCATATTAGACATCATAGACTGCTGCTGTTCTTGCTGTAGCTGTTCATCAGTCTTTATGAGTTCTTCTGTATCAATACCTAATGCTGTTGCTTCCATAATCATGATCTTCTGCCAATTCAGATATGTCTGTGCTGCGGGATTCATCTGCTGTAATTCCAAGAACTGTGATAATTTATTAAGATCATGCCCTCGCCCGATCGCTTCTACACCTGTGATGACTTCCATGTCCACTAAGTCTGGTGGAAGGTCTGGGATCTGCCCACCTGAAGAGAGCTGTGCTACCAGTCGGCGTGCTAATGGTAACTGTAGTTCCTGAGACAACAAAGAATAAATTCCACCCAGTGTGTCTTCCAGTTCCCCAGCTACATATCTAATCTCTTCTGCGGTTACACGTTCTCCGTTTCTCTGTACTGCACTATTCAGCAAAAAGGCAAAAGACAACCTAGATTCAATATTCGCTGCGGTCTGTTGTGCTACATTCAGATCATTATATTTATCCAACTGTAACACCGTAATGTCTTCAGCTCTGCCCGGAATAAAAGCTCCTGTTTCTGCTTTAGACAATCTATTCACTCTTGTAATGCCATTCGGATTCACAAGGAAATAAACAGACGCACAAATAGAACTAAGCTCCACAATAGCTTTACTGAGATTTTCAAGAGAACGAATATCACCCAGATATTCCTCTACAAAAGAACGTCCGTAAGATTCACCATCCATCTTTACCATGCGAAGAGGAATCCATGGTGCACTATCAGAAGGAAATGCCTGTGCTGTCCCATCAATCACTTCACCATTGACTTCCTGATAAGAGATATACTGTCCATTCTGTAACTGAATATCCGTATAAATCTCTACCTCATCAGATGGTTTATGCTCTTCCGTGTTGTCTCCTGTCTTAGAAATCATGTTCTGTACATCTTCTGGAAGAGACGCCCATGCTACTTTGTCTAAGGTAATCAGTCTGTACCATGTTCCCAGTGCATCACGTACAACGACATAATCATTGAGACGATACATTTTGATACCGCCTTCCTGAGGTGGTAAATAAAGACAGGCATTCCCTGCGACAATCAGCATTTTCAGAGCTTCTGTAATGGTCACTCTGATCTGGTGTGTCTCTACATATTTCATGCAAATATTTTCAATTCGCATGAGCTGCTGCTGAACTTCCGTTACCATGTTGTCCCCAGACTGCTCCAGTTCCTGCTTTGTGTCCTGTGAAGGATTCAAAGTAAAGAAAGGACTATTCGGGGGCATAAGAGCTAAGGCAAGTTTAGATGTCAGATTATTGACTGCTCTGGCACCAAAGCTCTGATATGGTGTACTGAAAGTAGTAGAAGCATTAGAACCATTCTGAGGAAACAAAGAAGGAATTGTGTATTTAGCGCAATCTTCCGCACGAGTGATATACATGTTTCTATCATTAGACAGACGTTCATATGCACTTTTCGCTGTTTCTTCACGGTTCTTGATAATATCATTCATGCTGTTCTGCTGTGCCATGTTTGTCTCCTATCATTAGAGATTAAGACCAGTACCTGTCGTACCCCCAGAACCAGCTGAACCGCCACTATCAATCATTAAGGCTCTCTTCCCTTTATTTGTTCGCTTTCGCTTATTAGACACCAGATCAGATTCTTGCTGCCCCTGCGTAGGTTCTGGTGCAGCTACAGCAGGGGCAGAAATCTGCGGAGGAGCTACTTCCTGTGTGTCTGTCAGCGTTTTAAGAAATGGCTGTGTAACTGCCTTAAATACACCTTTCAGTCCGCTAGACACTGCATGTCCTAATGCCTTAAATGGTTTTGTGATTGCGTGTGTAACTTTATGCCACCATCCCATATTTCTCATTCTCCTTTAATTTACAAATTGTAATTTACACCTGTATCATTAGTTGCCTTATTCAGTGTGTCTTTCTTAATAGTAAGAGCTGCCACACCTTTCTTCTTGCTTGCTACTTCCCAATTCTTTGTTCCACCATAGACAGCATTTTCTGGCTCCTGTGCAGTGTTGTTTGTCTGCTGTAGCTGTGCTGGTGTCATGCTAGGAATAGTAATCTTAGGCATCTTATTCCATAAACACATATCATTTACCTGCATTCATTCTCTGGCATGCTAAAAGAGAATCAATCACATCCTGTACACCCTTGATGTACCCAAGACGCATTGATTCACTTCCAACATCTTTAGCCAGTAAATAGGAAATATCAAAATTCTTACGAAGATACTCCATAACTTCTGCTGAAATATATGGACGTTTCATCTCTGCACGTAAAGAATCTGAATCATCCTGTACTTTAATCAAGGACTACACCTCTCTTTCTTTGGTGTCCAGAGTGTGATTTCACCTGTCTTACTGTCATAGTTTTCATCCCTAAGGATTCGTGCCACCTGCGCCTGTGATAGTGCGTATGCTTCAGACAACCCCTTCTTCTTAAATTCCCCAACTACCGTATCCCAAGACACACCCTTATCTGCAAAGAGTCTCTGGGCTGTCTTAGCTCCAATACCAGGGCATCCAGTGTAATTGTCAGCAGTGTCTCCCATGAGTGTCTGCATCAGATGGAAGTAATCAGCTTCTCCTTCTGATATGACATACAACTCACGCTTCATGAAATTATAAAAGACACTCGGGATACACTTAAAATCTTTATCCGCAGATATGATGACAGTGTGCCCCTTATGTCTTGTCGCTAAGATACCACAAAGATCATCGGCTTCCAGTGTAGGTCTTGTGATACTTTCATAATTCCTTTTGCACCAATCAACAATGGCAGAATAACAGACAGGTTTTCTCTTCCCTACTCTGTTCTGCTTATAAAGTGGATAGATCTTCTTTCTGAAATTATCTTCTCCACTAAAACAAAGAACGATTCTATACACGCCTTCATAATTGAGTTTGTCTAACACCGCAGCAGCGATTTCTGCAATACGAGCATCTACTTCACCTTTAGCATCAGCAGCATCTGCCCATAATGTCCAGACATCCCCATACCAGTTGACTTCATGCTCTACTACGGCACACGCCTGAAAGCAAATCATGTCTCCATCAAACACGAGCATCAGTGGGGATTTCACCAAACACTGTTTCTGCATCTTTATTCTTCCGCCCTTCAGCACATCCATACTTCGTTTTCACTGCTTCTACTTCACACTCAGCTTCTCTAACGTGTCTCTGTGCAAAGACAAGTGCACACACCGCGTCATTAAAGTCCTTTACTTCCTGCATAGTTGTAAGCTGCCCATAGCAATCAGAAACATAAAATTCAATAGAAGCAAGGGCATCATAGATAGTCTTTCTTACATCTTCATTAGCAATTTCTTCAAGAGATGTCTTTTTCCGTTCCATTTATTTTTTCTCCTCTTTTGGAAGGTAATGCTCCACTACTTCAATATTGGCTTTTGCTGCATAAATAATAGAAGCATTAGCATTAAACACTTCATTTAGAATTGTACGAAGTCTAAAAACGATAAAGTAATTCTCATCTGCCGTATCACACTGACTTGCGAGATCTCTCACTAACGCAGTATATTTCAGAAGGAGAACACTCATGTCTTCTGCTTTACGATGTGCTTCATCTTCTTCATCCAACTTGCCATTATAGAAAGCAATAATGTCTTTCTTGTGCTTATCCATATATGTGACAAGCTCCTTCTCTCCCTTAATAGCTGCTTCCCCTGCTTTATGAAATTCATCATAGTCAACAGGAATATTGTACGTTTTATCAATAGTCAGTTTAGAAGCTGGGTGTCTTGCATACCAAGTAAGATTATCTCTAGCCATTTCCAGAGGAGACAATGTGTTCATATCTACTTCCTCATCCCTCTCTGGAGACACAACTCTTGCTCTTTCAAGGAATGGATCAATAGATGCAATCCGTACAAAATCAAGTGAGCCATTTGCTTTTCTGACACTGACCGCCTGATCCAGACAAAACATAACTCCATCTTCCATCATATGACATACACATTCTTTAGACATAATTTGTACTTCCTTTCTTATAAACAAAGAGAAAGAGAGATGTTCTCTTCTCCATAGCGTGCCGCAATTAAAAAATCAGTGACAATCATACCAATTTTTGCCAATAATCCCTTCGGTATCTAACTGCACTCTAAAGTTGTAATGTGCCTGTGTGTCTCGCATTGCAGCCTGTGCTTCTTCAACAACAATCTTTGCAACATCAAGATCTCTGCATGCTATCTGCTGTTCATCATGCACCCATGCCATCAATGCAAAATCTCCATCCCATCCATGCTTTAATCCTCTGGCAAGCAGTCGCTCTTCTGTCCGTACAATCCAATACTTACAGACAAGGGCACCTGCACTCTGTAACAAAAGATTCAAAGCAGAATGAATAGAACGTACATGCAACTTTCTTCCATCCAAGCCTTTGAGCCAATGTCTTTTCCACTTCAAAATGCCCCCGCGGAAATCTGTTTCCACAAGGGCATCTTTTACAGCCTTACGTAAAGAACGAATAGCAGGTACTTTCTTCAAGAATCTAGCCTTAACTGCTTTCCCTGCTTTTTCATCTCCCCCAATAAGACCACCCATCTTTTTGTCACCTGCACCATATAGAAAGGCGTAGATAAACCGCTTCGCTTCATCACGAGTAGCAAGACCTGCTGCCTTCTGGTTCAGTGTATGGATATCACCATTCACAACAACATCTGCGTACTCTCCCCCATCATAAGGTGCAAGAAAATGTGCAAGACAACGAAGTTCAAGACCACAAGCATCTATCCCTGCCTGATACCATCCTTCTGGAACGCCAAACAAACTTCTACATTCTTTCCCATAAGGACTAGCATTGTGAGGAACTTGTGTTACATTAGGATTTGCATGTGTCGCTCTTCCACTAACTGCTCCACAAGGATTCACTCTTCCATGCATACAGCCGTCCTTCTTCACCAGTTTAAGCCATGCATGTACCCCATCTGAAAGCTGTCCAAGTCTCTTCACAATCATCAAGTATTCCTCAATAATCGGAGACAAGGTTCTTACTTTCTCTGGAGCGTCTGGATCCGTAGACATGAAATGAAATGTGTCTTCATCCACTTTCAGTCTGTCTTCCTCATACAGGTCTGGATTGTCGGGTAAATAATGATAATGTTCAGTCACTAACCATTCAATCTGCTGTCTACTCTTAGGATTAAAGTCTTTGTAGCGTTGTATTGGAACTCCTGCCTTATATCCTAATCTTTTGTTATCCCTCTTAGGAATAAAGATTTTATCTGGAATACGAGGTGCAAGTTTCATCAACGCAGATGCTAAGACACACTGCCTTTTCCGTAACACCTTTTCTAGCTCTTCTGCTGCTTCAATATTAAACGGAAAACCATTCTGCTCCTGCTTAAACATTAGCCATTGTGCTGCATGTTCAAGTTGAATAGCCTTTTCAGAATATGGGTGTCTTGTCAGAAAGTCATAGAGCTTCTGGGTAACAACTACATCCTGCCTGTTATACATCAGCATGTCTTCGCTGTAAGTAGCCCATGCATCTTCTGTCTCTTCCGCATACGTTCCTTTCAGCTCTCCCAGACGATACCCCCATGCTTTCAGAGACTGTGAGCCAATAAGTTTACCAGACAATCTTCCCTTTTTGAACAAATCATAATCATAGTCTTTGATGTTACCATAGATCAGACGTGCCAAAACTAGGGTGTCTCGCACATACTTTCTTTGTTCCCTAGACACATGGAAGATATCTGGATAGAGTTTTTCAAGGCAAGGAATATCAAAGTCAATGATGTTATGTCCGCAGATTGTCTCACCCTTATCAAGAGCATCCTGCAACATACGAACACCTACTTCAATGTTAGAAGGAGAGAAGCTATGCATTGTTTCTCCATCAAAGATCGCTATGCAGTGAACCTTTGTAGATTCTTCTAGCAAGCCGTTACTTTCAATATCAAAAGTCAACATTATCTTCCTCTCCTTCCTCATCAATATAGTCACTAAGCTTGTCTACCGCCTGTAAGGTATCATGCTCTTTGTCATAGAATAAATAACCACCAATGCCTGTCTCTCCAGTCCATCGACATTTCAAGACACGCACTCTTACTAAGTTCTTTTTCTTTCCTTCTGCCTGTTGATTTCTTTCAAGACCAAGCACCGTATCAGCAAGCTGTCCAATAGCACCAGAACCACGAAGCTGGGAAAGTGAGACACACCCACCTTCTTCAAACGCTATGCTTCCTAGAGCATTGTTACGTCTAAGATGTGAGATGATAATAAGACCAACACCTGTCTCTTCAGCTAAAGAACGGAGCTGCGTCATAAGTATGTCAATCATCTTACGTTCATTGTCCCCTTCAAGCCCAGAAATAGCGATAGAAATATGGTCAAGAATGATGAAATCACACTCTTCACTCACTGCCATATATCTGATCTTATCCATCAGATTGTCTCCATCCAATGAACCAAAATGTTCATACAAGACATATCGCCCAGTACCTAAAGTCTCATCAAAGGCTTTTCTGTACTCTTCCTCAGAAACAGCGTGCCTATTAAGATACAGGCGTTTCCCGACATGAAGAGACATTAACCCTGTAGCGGTTCGTTTCGGATTTTCTTCTAACATCAGCATCCCGATCTTTAGCTTCTTCACTACGCCAAAGTCATACGCTATCTGTCTTACGAAAGTTGTCTTCCCTACCCCTGTACCAGCTGTCAAGACACAAAGCTCTCCCTTGCGAAGCCCCATAATCATCTTATTCAATGTTAAGTTCTCCCAAGGCAGATTGTATCCATCATTCTTCACATCCTCAGAAACAGCATCCCATAGATCTTTGCCGTTCACAATGCCATCTGGGGTATATTCTTTCGCATTCCAGATTGCATCAATGACAACCTCTGGATGTCCATTCTGCAAACATTCGTTCGGATCTTTGTAAGGAAGAGTACCAATGTACAGCTTCCCAGGTTTCAATAGTCCCTCAATGTCTTTAATTCCTTTTCGTCCTGCTTCATCCATATCGAAGAATACAATCACTTTATCAAAGGAATTAAGCCATTCAGACTGGGCTTTGAATACCTTTTTTGCACTGCCAGCCCCAGCAGGAATAGAGACACAAGGGTATTTGTTGTCATTGATCTGAGAAACAGTCAAGCAATCAATTTCCCCTTCTGTCACTACTAACATCTTGCGGTGCCCATTTGCCCATAAGTTCTGCCCAAAGAAACGATTAGAGAACTTTGAACCTTTTGTCTCAAACCTTTTGTCTTTGTACCTAACCTTCTGTCCAATGAGTACCCCATGGTCATCATAATAGCAAGCCACCTGTGCAGGTTCATCATGAATAACTGTCTTGAAATATCCGTATTTTTCGCATGTATCTTTTCTAATTCCTCTGGCTCTTAGAGTGTCTGCCACCATATCGGTAAGAGGAATACAGCCTTTACATCCATGTCTGTGTTCTGTCTTAGCTTCCATTTCTTCTGCATCTCCTTCATAATGATACGTATCACATGAAAAGCAGTAAGTATGTCCATCAGAATACAGACACAAGGCGTCATGCGATCCACAATCAGCGCACGGTAAATGCGCTTGTACAAGCGTACTCTGCATAATTCACTGGAATATATTCTCCTTTAACCCTTGCAACATCAGCATCACAGAAATCAGTTTTGAAGCATCCAAGCAAATCATTCACGGCTTTTTTCTGTACATCCGTTTCTTCTCCACCAGTAGGAACATCCACAAACACAATGATAGACGTTTCTTGAGGATCAACATACAGACCACCAACTGCCATCTGTTCTCTGCCATGCTCAACATGCCCATCACGATGAATCACGTAGTGGTAGTCTACATCAAAATCACCTCTACGGCGTGCATCACTGTATAATGCGTCTCCATCTTTGTTTTGAAGATCAATATCAGCAACAATGATGAGATCCGTCATGCTCCTATTTCTAAATTTAATCTTTTTCACGTTTTTCACCTCTTACATAAATATCTTTTTCGCTCATCCCTTTCTTCGGCTCAGACAACCAGTCTAAAGGTATGTACTTATCTGCATATACAAACTCATGTTTTTCACACCAGTCTCCGTAAGATGTCTTGCTCCCTTTACGAATCTTTGTCCGTGAATTGGAAAAAACAAACCTAATATCAAGATCTGGATGTTGTTTCTGAATTAGAAGGTGCTTCTGTCTATCAGCAACAGAAAACAATCCCTTTGTCTCTACAATAATTCCATTACCTAAGACAAAATCAGGGGTGTAATGATGAAGAACAGGTGCAGAAGTATAGTCTACCCTATGTTTTTCATAGGAATACTCTGCTCCTGCATTGTTCAATTCATCAATCACTCTTTCTTCTAGCCCAGACCGATAAGATTCATTGACCTTTCTACTCCACCCTCCATGTCGGCTAAAGTAAGGCAATATTAGAAATCTCCCTCTTCATCAAATGGAGATCCATCATCTTCTACATCTGGCTTAGTAGCAGGGGTGTCTTTATCATATTCACCTTCAATAGTAGAATCATACCCTTCTTCGTTCATACTAAAGCCAAGGGACGCTGCATCATTACCGCTGTATGGGATGTATTTAATAACCTGTACACCACGAAGATAGCATGCCAGCCCATTGTTATTGTTAGACATCCAGTATGGAGACAGCGAGAAGGCAACACGAATGATGGAACCATTCCCAAGATTAGACGCTTTAATCGGATGACCTTTCGCATCAACAACTGGAATAGTACGGGTCATCTCTTCCCCAGCTTTTGTCTTGTAAGTCTTTTTCGCCTTGAATTTGAAAGTGATCGTGCCATCATTCAGGGTATGCATACCCAGAGAGGGTTCAGAACTCCACTTCTTACCTGGCTTCAGTTCATAGGATTCTTTAGCCTTTTCAAACTCCTGTTCCAGATATTCCTTAAATTCTTTGGTAGTCTTTGCATCAAAAGTAATCTGAATAGAATAACCAAGTTCCTGTCCTTCATACGTTTCTACTTTACGAAGGAAAGCATAGCGTGCTTCACCTTTCGGGGTAACACCATTTACAAACTGTCTTTTTACGTTAGCCATAATTTTTTCTCCTTAGTCAAATTTGTTTACAACTGTATTATCAGAAATTTTAACAAGCACACCCATTGCAACCGCTTCACCTGCATAAATTCTACGAAGCTCTGGGGAAGTATTTGTACAGAAGACACCAAGATGTGCTGCCCCTACCACGGATGTAGGAGAGACAATCAGCAACTTCTTCTCCATCATTCTTGTCCCATGTAGCATAAGAGCGTACCCAGCAGGAACTCTCGCTCTGCCAAAATGAACGTAAGCATTTGCATCAATCGTCATTGTCTTTGTTGCTTTGAAGATAAATGCGCCGTTTACAAGTTCTACAACTACTTCCTTCCCCACTTCAAGATGAGGAATACGTGGTACTCTAGGTTTCTTTGTTACGACTTTCTTTTCTTTTGTCTCTGCCATAATCAACAGCTCCTTTCTCTTCATCATGTCACAATAAAAAAAAAATGATGCTTCACTCTACATGACACACTGGGATTAGAATCCCTAAAACAGAAAAGGTAGACCTCCCTTTCCTGCTTCATCAAACGCTTGCTACACGTTATGATGGTATGAATTCGAGTATGTCGAGCAGGCACTCAGCAAACGCTGTAACTGCTTGTAATGTGTTGGCTGGTGATTCTAATCCCCGTGTGTCATGTAGAGTTAGCTTTAGTAAGGAGCATTACCTTTGATAATCAGACGCTCCTTTCTCCATAGCTTGCCCCAATTAAAAATGACTTTGCGTTAGGGCACTGTGACAGGATTTCTTTACAAAATGCTCTCCACTCGGGTAACTTGTGATTGTGTCTCTGTTTAAGGATCGTTTTAAGCTGTCTATAGTTAGTAGTAACCCGTGCAGTCAATTCAAGACCTACAGGGCAGGAATAGATCAACTGCAAAAATGTAGATTCACTCTGTTCCTCTCTAAACTGCTTCTGCAATTCTTCCAGTCTCTTGATAATCTGCGGATCGGTGTAAGGGGTGAACGCTGTATCAAGCTGCATCTTAGACAACCTGTGCATGGTAGATTGACTAGACACAATCTGTGCAAAGTGATACCGTTCAAACTCTGTCCACATCTTGATTGTGCAAGTCAAATCAAAAGACACGATAATTCCGCTAAGGAAATTATCGTGTCCTTCACTGCTTTCTCTGCTTGCTAATGAAACAGCTCGCTTCCAGTCTAAATCATCAATGTATCGGTGCTGTGTATCAAAGTCAAGAAATGCTTTCATCGGGTAGCCAGAAGCTCTAATGGAGTTGTTCATGTCATAGACCTGTAGATTAGTAATTCTCATTCTTCTTCCTCCCCATAAACAGGACACAGAATTTTCATACCCTTGTAGTCCAGTGTGATGTAAACAAGTGGGTATCTAATGTCAATATTGAGATACTTTGTCGGAATGTGAAATGCTACAAGAGTGTGATAAAGATCTCCAATGGTCTGGAACAGGTCTTCAAAAGAGTTCCTCTTATAGATTGCCGTGATAGCCCCCTGTGATGCATTAAGATCAGGCTGAACATCCTTACACACACGAATGAGGTCATCAATAATCTTTGTGCTATCATCTCTCATTTTTTAATTCCCCTCTTCTTCTTAATCTCTTCATCTGCGTTAGTCAGCCCCAGAATGTAGGTGTCTGGAATGACTTTTAAGAGTTCTTTAAGTTTCATCGTGTTCTCCTTTCTCAAGCTCCTTCAGCTTATTGGCATACCATGCGATCTTTCCAGCGGTTTCTGCTTTGTCCCCTTTGCGACCATACCGATATGCATACTTGATGATATTTCCCCACAAGAATCCTTCCATCTGCTCTTTAGTCATAAGGTGCTGCATAATATCAATCGCTTCTGGAATACCCGAAACTTGATAATGTGTCGGATTGACAGCTGAATATTCGACTTTATCAAGTGCGTCCATCATTCTATCTGCAACGCCATCATCTGATACTTTAGTGCCTTTAAGAGAGACGATATCATACTCTGGGTCTGCGCTACTGCACTGGAACCGCCCTTCTTTAGTGAAGTAATCACACTCAAAGTAATCACACTCAGGTGAAGATATAGGCACAGCACCAGTCCAATGTACTTCAACAGGATATGGAGAATTTGTTGCATCACTAATTTCAGTTACAATGCCCTCACCATAATGAGGGGAATAGACCTTATCCCCTACTTTGAACTTTGTTTTCATTCTCTCGTCCTTCTCTGCATCTTTTGGCATAGCACTTTCAACTACAGTAAGTGTATAGATAGAAGAGGGAGTATCTTGCACTAAACTCCCATTTGCAGTAAATGTGCTAACATCTTCCCTCTTCTCAACCGCACTACTATCCCATGTGACTTCGATCGGATAAACGCAATTATGATCGTGAATTTTTGTCACAACGCCATAGCCATGAAATGGGGCGTACACTTTATCTCCCACTTTGAATTTTCTTGCCTTCTTTTCTGTAGCATCTTCCATTTTTGAATTTCTCCTTTTGCCAATCAACTAATTTGTAATTGATCTTCGTCACAATAGCTGTACAGTCCGAACAGCAGAGCTTGTAGACATTTCCGTATGTAGACACACTCGGTTTATATGGCTTGCTGCAATACCTACAGTGTCTTATTCCTTGTTCTTGCTCTCTGTCCCAATATTTGTTTGAACAATCAACACAACAAAAATGGGAAGTTGATTCAAATCCTTTGTACGGATGAAACAGCTTCCCACATTCCCAGCATTTCCATAAGCATGTTTTGTTTCTGACTTGATTGGTGTATTTCTTCCACTCAAGTTCATTTGAAATTACAACTTTCAATAGACACCCCCTCCTTTTGTTGATAGACACAACCTTGTTCTGGGAAGACAAACAGAAATGGTGTCTTCTCCATAGCATGTCACAATTAAAATCAGGAACCATATAAGGATGATTTTTAATAATAATCATTAAAAACAATAAAAAAAAAATCCCATATAAGTAATATCTATAGAATATTCTATAGGTATTATTTATATGGGAACTATTAACAATTATCAATTTAAGTTTCATCACTAGGAATCTAAGAGAATACTTAAAGTATTCCTCCTCTTCTCCATAGCATACCACAATTACATTTTGTTCAATTTGTCTTTGTTCTTGATGCAAAAGGCATGAATCAAGTCACGAATTGTTTGCGAAGGTTTTACACCTTTTCTAGCACAAGTAGAATAAAATCTTTCTTTTTCTTCTAATGATATTCTGAGCCTAAACTGTGCATCCTTAAATGAATCGTCTTCCATTCTTTTTCCTGCTCTCCTTCCTTTCCTTACAAAAGATTCTTAGTCTTTTCATTCTTTATGCAAAACTCTTCAATGAGTTTACGCACCACTTTAGATGGGGTCATACCCATATTGGTGCATATAGTATAAAAAGCATCCTTTTCTGCTCCATTGATCCTGATTCTTAACGATACATCTTTGCTCTGCTGCTGCTGCTGTTCTGTAGTCATATTTATACCCTCCTTTGACTGTCTACAGAATATCACAAAGCCCTACACGTGTCAAGATGTAGGGCTTTGTGTATCCTTAATGAAAAACATAAAGACTATCAAGCACTTGTCTGATGTCTAATTTTCCTTCGGATGGGGGGCATGGCAGTGGTTTATCCTGTGTTCCTACTGCTGTTTTCATGTCTTCATAGAAATTCTGAAGTACATCATTCTCTTCATACATTTTCACAAATGCTTCTCTGACAGTGTGAAAGAGTGTGTCTGCCTGTGCAGGGGATGTAGCATAGGAATCATGGATCATGCTGAAATGGTGAATCCCTTTGTCAAGACACATGTTGATAGACAACTGCAAGTGCGCTGCATCCATGGAGTGAATGAAGTTTGGTGCAATCCCTTGTGTCTGTTTCTTTTTTGCAACATTCCCTGTTTCTTCTGGCACATAGAAGTTTTTAGTGAGATTTAAGAATCTCATTTTCACCTTCTTGACGTGTGTCTCCATATAGTTCTGCTGAATAGGAAGTCCCATTGGTGTATTCCATGTAACAACATCCCCTGTCTTGCATACAATAGCGGAAATGTCTTGTAACCACTTCATACCAATGAATGCCTTGACAACAGTCTGAGAAGCTGCTTGCCAAATTAGTTTAGCCATGTAAAGTGCTAAAGTGTTCTTGCTTGCAGTAAACATGCTTCCCTTGTCAGTTCCGTACACATCATTTAGAGTATCTTCTAAAATCTGCTCTTTGAATCCAAACTGTTTAGCACCGTATGCAAGGGTCATCACGCATCTTTTCGTGACTTTTCGATTTACGCCATATGCGAGCCACTGCTGTGCAAGAGTTCTTGTACCCCATTTCATCGTTTTCTCACCAAATTTGTTGGTCATCCATACATCAGAAGTACCGCTTTTAGCGTTTTCTCGCAACATGACGTTCACTTTTTCAGCTACTTCACCGTATATATCCCTAGGTTTATTACCAGGAATCAGATTTACGGATCGTCCACCAATTTCATCCCTAAGAGCTGCTGAAAAATGCTGTAATCCAGAGCAAGTCCCATCAAATGCTACAGGTACACCACAAATCCACCCGATGACAGAGCCATTGTGCTTGTCTTTGTAAGACAACATGTCCTTGTATTCAAAGCACCACCCAAGAAATTCTACAGGGCAATCAGAGTTAGCCCAAAAACCTTTGTCTTTCCCCAGTGGGTCAGCCGCTACAGACAAGATAGCTTCTTCATTGTCTTTCGTCCACTGAATCTGATCGTCAAAAGACACCTTGTCATTGCCGTAAAACTCACAACCTGCCACACGCATCCAGTATTCTGCCTTTTCGTCTGTAGCTGCAGGTGTGTCTGCTAACAATAAAAGCCCTTTTGTCAAATCATCCCCTTGAAAAGAAAATGCAGGGATGGGATAGACACGCCCTCTAAAGTCCATATTGCATGGGAAGTATATTCTCTTGTAGGGAGCGTATTCTTTAGCGATGGCAAGCATAGACAAACATCTAAGTGCCCTTCCTTTCCGTGCGTTCTCACGATGAATCAGGTCAACTGCGAGCTTCTTATGTTCTTTCAGTTCTTCTTCTGTATAATTTCCTTCTAATCTAGGGAGCTTGTCGTAAGGTTGAAACTTTGGAATACCTGCAAGATCCCCACCATTCTTGACGATTTCTTCTACTACTTTCAGCACTCTAGTATTTATTTTCCACGGTGTAGACTGTACAGCATTGACTGCACGTAAGACACTAGTTAAATCTGTCTGTTTCAGCTTTTCTAAATACTGCGTAAAGAAGATAGTTTTATTCTTATGCAGTCTCATCAAAGGATATGCTGTCCTTAACTCTTCATAGTAACCACCATTCGTGTAGCTTGTCCATTCTTTAGGGGGAATAATCGTAGGAATTGCCCTACAAGTATTCTGCAATAACGTGCACTTGTCAACAAAAATTGGACACGAAACTAAAAAAATTAGGCATAAAAATTGAATACTTGTACAAGATACAGTGAATCTTCCAACATCGTCTCGGGAACCGCCAGACACTTTATG